CGGGGACATCGACGTGAGGGCGTCCATCACATTTTCCATCATCGAATTTTTGGAGTGCGCCATTTCCGCAATGGAGGTGAAGGAATCCAGTCCGTAAGACCCCATTGTTGAGCCAAATTCCTTATCGGCCTGTTCCTGCTCGACAGAGGACATGGAGCCGTATCCGCTCGACATTCCCGATGACGGGTCGCTGTTTCCTTCGCCCATCGAGGACGCATCCGCCGGGCCGCCCATAGAATCGCCTGCATCCGAATCCCAATACTCCCGAAGCCCTGTTCTCGGATTGACGCTCCCCTTCCCGCCCAACGCCTGTAAAATCGCGGCCTCACGCGGGTTGATGTGGGCAACCATCGTGTCGCCGTAACGTCCCTGTCTGCCTAAGTATTCAGACCAGTCCATCGCTTACAGTCCGTATTTCTCCCGAATGCCGGGGTCCATCGCGGCGACCCATTCCTTTTCATCCTTGAACAGCCCCGCGCCGATGTCCCTCTGCGCCGCCGCCTTCAGATTCGGCGGAAGAACCAACGTCTTTTGCCGTGGCGTAGGCCGACCGCCGCTCAACATCCCCAAATTCCTATCCCCGCTTCCCCCCGCCATCTTGTCCTCCAGATAACGCGCCTTCGCTTCCGTGTAGGCATGTTCAACCGCAGCCTGCGCGGGCCATCCCTGCCCAACCTTGATTTGCGCGATCTTCCCCATGTCTTCCGCAACGTCCTTGTAGTAGGGCTTGTCGATGTATGCGGTCATCATCCGCGCCGTTTCTACCTTCTGCGCCTGCGTGATGTTCTGTTTCACCCTGCCCTGAAATTCCATCACGTCGCGCACCGCCTCCACGACATTCCCCGCGAAAATCTTCTCCTGTAACTTCTCGTTGAACGCCTTCATTGCGTCATCCGTTGCCGCGCTTGGAATGGGCGATGCCGGTTGCTGCTGCCTCTCCTGCACCGTCTGTTTCAATAACGGTACGATGTCATCGTTCAGTTGCTTCTTGACGATCCGACCCAACCAGCTTCCGAGATATTGCTTCTGCTTTTCGTCAAATGGTTCCTTTTCCCCTCCCGCTTCTTCCGTGGGGGGCTGTCCTGCCTGTCCCGTAGGTTGCTGTTCTCCTTCGGGCAGGGCCGCTTGTGCTCCGGTATCCTGCTCCTCTGCCATGTTGCTTCTCCCTTTCCCCAATAAAAAAGCCGGAAAGCAGCGTAATTGCTGCAATTCCGGCCCTAAATGGTGCTCGGTATGTCTGTTCTTTACTTCCTTACTTGGTCGCTTCTTTTGCCGCCGCCTTTTGCGGCTCGTCCACCTTGATCGAAATGGACACGGTAATCATCCGCAAGTCCGGCTTGTGCTCCATCTCCACCTTCTGCCATAGGTCGTATTTGCGCCGAAAAGCGTCAATCTCCCGAACGATGGCCAGCGCCGATTCCCTTTTCATTGCTTTTGGCCCATAAGTTGCATAGCTTCAATCCACAACGTCATGATCGACTTGATCTGACGGACAATCAGACAAGTCTGGCACGAGCACTTGTCCGCCTCCGGCGAGGAAATCAGTTGAAGGTTCAACTGCTTCACCCGCTTCTCCCATCCGTCAAACAAGACCTTCCCCGGCCCATTGTAAAAGGAGGACAGTTCCTTTCTCCGCTGTTCCCGTCTTGCCTTGTAGTAGGGAAGGTTTTCCGGCTTGTTTGGGTCCGGAGTCTGTTCCAGCTCTTCACCGTAGAGCACCTTCCACAAGAGGGCAATCGCATTGGTCTCATCAGCCATTCATTCCCCCCCGCATCCCCTCAATCTGTTTCTGCCTCATTCCCGCCTGCGCCTGTCCCATCGGAACGCCCGACTGGTTCGCCTGCTTGTTCCCCATCACCTTCTGAAGCATCTGCAACTGTCCGGCTTCCCCGGATGGTTCAAAATAATTCTCATCCAGCATTTGCGCTTCCATCGGCATATCGCGGTTGCGGAAAATGTTTGCCAATAGTTTGTTGACGATCTTCGGCGTGTTTGGGTTGTTGATTGTGGAAACAACCTGGATCAGTTGCAAATCCTGCTGAATCTCCGTATCCTTCTGCACGTCGAGTTTCACGCCTGCCGCCGCCGGCCGATAGTGGTAAATATCCTCCCATTCCCCGCCGATCATCGGCTCCCCGATAATCGCCTTGATGGTCAGCGGATGTGCAAACTTCTTGGCAAAGGCCAAATCCATCTGCGCGGATGGGATCAACGCCGTCTGCTCGATCATCTTCACAAGGAAATCCAACCGCCCCATCGAAAACTGCGCGTTCAGGCTGGATGTGGTAGCCTTGTTCTCTTTCCCCTGCCCCTGCACGGTGGCATTAACAGGCTGGATGAGCTGCATCTGCGCGTCGATATAGACAAGCTCCTGCCACGCATCGCGTGTGATATTCGACGGCTCCTTGAACATGAACACTTCAGCGGGATTGCCGCCGACAAGCCATCTTTGCTGCGGCGCATACTGGATCGTGTCCCAATCCACGATGCCGAACTTGTTGACCATGACCGGGGGCATGAGGTTCTGCCATATCTGGTCCATCATCCCGTTCACAAGATCGTTGTTCGCGGTCTGCAAGTCCTTCACCGGCTCGATCAGCCCCATCGGGTTCCAGCGTTCCTCGTCAAGATAGAGCTGCATATCAATGTAGTTGATCTGGTCGTAGGGGTTCGGCTCCCATCGAATCAGCGTGTTCCCGGCGTCCGTCTTGGCTACCGTGACGATCATGTGCTTCATCTGGTAGTCTTCCACGTCCTTGTTGAGAACGGGAATATAATCCCCCTCAAACTTGATCACCGGAACCAGCCCCACACGCTCGTAAACCTCAACGTCCGTGTAAACCTCGGAATCAGGAGGACAGTCAAGACCATCCAGTGACAGAGCAGCAGAATGGTCCTGACTGTGGTCGTCGGGGAGGGGAGCCGACGACCGTGGAATCCGGTCCAGATTTTCATACTTGATTTCAGACAACCTCAGGGAATCCAGATCGGTAAGTGAACGGTGGATCACAAACCGTCCATGCCGACAGCTCTGCCCCGGCTGTAAATTCCAATCGACGACAATATCCTTGTTGTTGACCACCTGATTGACCGGCCAATCCTCAAGGGGAATGGTGACGGTGTATTTCTTGTTTTCGCGCTTGTATGACACCTCGCCCGCGACATTCACCGTGTCTGGGATGTCCACGGCCAGGTCCTGCGACACCTTGTCCAATTTCTGATGCCAGCCCTTTTTGACAAACCCGACGCCGTTTAGCGCGGCGCGAAGCAGCCATAGGGTCATGGTCGTGAAGTAGGTGACGTGGCTCTTGTCCTGGGTGCATTGCATCGTGTTCCAGAACTCGATCAGCTTTTCCCGCTGCCACGCCCCTTTCCGGTCGAAGCTCTGCACGGCGACGATGGGCGACGCGCCGAATATCTTTGCCATGAGATATGGTATTGCCGTCCAAATGATCTGAAACACCTTGTTAATGACCACATTGGACTGCCATTCGTAATTCTTCGTCGGCCTCTCCCCGCGAATCATGTCGTAGATGTCGTCATACAAGGCGTTCATCTCATAGACATGGCTCTGCCCCATTTCCCATTCGTCCAGAACAAAGCGGCAAATCTCGTCGTGCCAGCGGGGAATCGGCTCTTCCTGCGGCTCTGCCGGAACTTCCGCCGTCATCTCGTCAAGATAGGCTTCCTTCTCGCCCGTTGCAGGCGCAGACGCGTCAATCATCTCTTCACGGTTTTCGTTCATCTCTTGCCCTTCTTGCGTTTACCGTCCCGTTATCGAAGCAGGCTTATAGGTCCGGAAATTCGGCCTATTCCGCATATAATCCGCCGCATGAATGATACGAGAATCCTTTGCAAACGCCTCCAGAACCATCGGATCGTGGCTGTTTTTCTGCTGCGGGACGGGTTTGGGATCGTTGACGGCACGGCTTCCGGCGGTTCCCCACTCTCCATAGCACCAATTAAGCAGGGAGCGATGAAAGTTAGGAGCCGTATCGCAGACCCACAGAGTAGGTAAGTGTCGGACGATGCCGCGATCCCTAATGGCATTGTTAAAAGGAGCCTGACACTTTCGGGCGTTTTTGAATCGGGCGGATATTTCATCCCGTCCGAGGGTTCCCTTTGTGTCCCATCCGCAAAAATAAGCCCCCGTTCCAATTCGATCATCTTCCTTCAACCTATGAAATTCCCGGTTCAAATCCTCCACAACGCTGTATCCGGTGTTCGGCTGCTTCTTCGTCGCCAGCGGGTCGATCAAATCAACGCTGTAATAGTAGCCCTCCGAGTTTCGCGCTATGTGCTTCGTGATCTCCCCGGTCGTGAAACTGTTCGGCCCGTCAATCGGCGGATGAAATTCCCGCCACAGAAACCACTCGTTCTTCGGGCTGACCGACATCCATCCCACGCTCCACGGCGTCCTCGATTCGTGATAGTCGATCCCCCGGCAATGAAACCAGTCATACGGAATCCCGTTCGGGAAATACTTCTTGAACGGGATGTAGCAAATAGACGGATCGTAGGACTTGAACACCCGCCCGGAAATCGACTTGAAGATCCCGTAACGTCGCAAGGCCAACACGTCCGGGTCGTCAATGGCTTCAAAGAGCGAATCAATTACCGCCTTGTCCAGAATCGGATTGTCGTCCGTAGCCATCTGGATGCAGGCAATGTCCTTCCCGGTGTTTCGCTTCTCCTCCCGCGCCAGCCCGTATTTCTCAACCACGCTCTTTGTTCGAAAAACATAACTGGCCTGCTGGTAAACCTCATCAAATAAATAACTGTTACCGGAGATGGATACGGTTCCGTTCCTTCGGACAACGATCGTCCCGTTCTCTACGGTCGGACACCAGATGAACCCGTCATAGTCCTCTTCGGTAATCTTTACCGACTTGACATGGGTGTTCGGCCAGAACCGTTCGCTGTTCGCATAGATGTTGATCTTGTCAAAGACCTTGCCCCGCTTCTCATCCACCCATCGTATCTTGTGCGAGAGCTTGCCAAGCAACGTGGCAATCAACTGAATCCCGTCAATCAATCCCTCGTTGCCGATCTGTCCGACATTCATCCCTCCGCAATCGGTCACGTATCCATCCCCGTCCATGATCGCATCCAAAAGGATGGAGAGTTGTCGGGATGACAAGGAACAGATAAAATCCTGATTCGGGGATTTGCCGTCCACAACGGAACGAAGCCGCTTCCTTAAATCCCTTGTGATGGACCATCGCCGGATCGTTCCACTACCACACCACAGTTTCCCGTCTATCACCTTGTCCCCATACGGAAAATCGTCAACCCGAACATTGTCCCCGAACCCGCTCAACAGTTCGTCCAACTTCCTGCATTTTTGGGGGTATGCCGTAACGGACTGATATATCGCGGTGTCTGTATTATTTGTCCCGTCAGAGCATAGCCATCCGACAATAGATATGAACCTATCGTCATATTCGGGGTTGTCATCCGGGGACAACACATTTTCAGAGAGCCGTTTGATGATGTGCTTTGAATTTAACTTCTGCGTTTCCTCCAGGTAAAGATCGTTCCGGCGGCGATCATTGCACACCACCCACCGATGATTCTTCGTCACAAGAAAATCAAAAGAGCCGTTCTTGAGCCTTGCCATTGGGCCGCAATGCCGATAGATGCGAAACCCTTGCAACGGCTCCCACTCCATTCTGTCTCGCTCGATGCTGTATGTCCATGCCTCGTCATCTATGGAAATCTCGTTCCCGCGCTTCCAGCCTCGGCGCGTCAGCAATTCCGTTTCTTCATCGAAACATAAAGGGTTGGTCGCCGTACATGAGAAAACTTCGTCGCCCCCCGTTTCCATCAAACGCATCCGGCACTCTTCCCGCTTCTCCTTCGGCGTCTCCTCATCGTGCCATACGCTGTCCACGCTGATCTTCCCCAAATCCTGCATCTCCTGCTTGGAAGATCGAAACTCAAACACCGTCTTGCCATGCACGGGACTTTTCACAACCAGCGTCGTCGTCCTTGCCGTGATGTCCTGCAAGATCATCTCCGGGGGAATCAACTTCCGAAGCTCGATATACTGTGCGTTGTCCTGGGAATCCACATCCCCCGTCCCCGGCAACGTCGAGGAAATGCACCGGATCTTCTTCGCCAATCTGTTCTTCTCGTCGCAAAACGAAATCCCCAACAACCTCTTGATGTAAATGTAGGCTATCGTGCTCGTCTTCCCGCCACGGTTCCCGGCAAACAAACCCACCGTCTTATGAGGAAGGCGATCCAGAACCCTGGCCGCTTCCGACTCCACAAAATGCCTCGTCCTGTCCTTCCACCTTTGATAAAGAGCCGCAACCGCCTGCTGATTCGATGTCAGCTCAACAGCCACCCGGACCCCCCGCCAGCTTCCTCTCGTCCACTATCCCGCCCATCTCTATCTCTTCAGAAGGAACCGCCGCCAATGGAGTCAACTTGTCGTCCATGAATACGTGGTAGCTCTTCCCCTCCTCCACCATGATCCTGAAGCACACCGCGTCCGGTATGATGACAACCTTCCCATCCTTCAAGATAAGCCCAAACGCCACCAGCAAAACAAGAACCGCCAACCCCAATCGCCGGAACATCTCAACCCGTCCCTTCACCCCCGCCGTCAACAACCCCGTGACTCCGCATGTGACCCCTCAACCCAAATTCATTCTTCAATACCTTCCCGCATTCCGGACACACGAAACCCCGCTTCTCCCCATGCAACTCCACTACCGCAACATCCTCCACAACCGCCTTGTGCAATACCCCCCTGCCCTTCGCCTCCTCAATCCGCCTCCTCGCTTCCTCTACCGAAATCTCCCTGCCCGAACCCCCCCCCTTCCCCCCAATGCCCCGCAAATGCTTCGGCATAAACACGCACCCGCACTTCCGACATACCCAAAACTCCTCCACACCCCCCTGATCAAAACGCACTACCCCAAACTGAACACCAGGCCCCGTTACCCTGCATACCGGACATATCCCCCCAATAACCTCCCCCCTACTCAATAACTCCATATCAATCCCCCCTCTA